TGACATCACCTCCGGCACGATTGTGCCCACCGACGAGGGCAGGGCCAACGCCGCCCTGATTTCCGCCGCACCGACCATGCACGCCGCACTCGTCAAGGCCGAGGACGCGCTAGCCATCAAGGCGTCGCTCCGAGCCCCCGAACAGGCGCGTGTGCAGGCTGCACTTGAGGCGGTCCGCGCTGCTCTGTCCGCTGCCAGGCCCGCACCCACGGAAGGTGACTCGTGAGCGCAATCGGGAGGTACCGCAAGAAGCCGCTGGTGGTCGAGGCGATCCAGTGGGACGGAACCCACGGTGGGGCCGACGCCATCGCTTCCGCCTTCGGTGTGGACGCGAAGCGCCTGGAGTTTGGCAACGGCGTGCTCGACGTGGTGACGTTGGAGGGCAGTCTGTCCGCTTCTCCGGGCGACTGGATCATCCGAGGCGTCAAGGGCGAGTTGTACCCCTGCAAGCCGGACATCTTCGCAGCCACCTACGCGCTCACCCCCACAACAGCACCGGAGGCCGAATGAACACGATCCGCTGGTGGACCGACGGCGAGCGCCTCTACGAGTCCGACGGCTCCGAGTGCGAGGTCGTCCGAGTGTTCGGGGAGTGGATCGCGATCAACTGCGACCACGAGATCATCGCTACCGGGTTGCGAGCGGCGGGCTGTAGCGTCTGCGAGTACAGGATCCCGCCCGACGCCGCTTATCCCCTCTGTGACCGATGCGCCGGGACCGCTCAGGCGCATGCGCAGTTGGATCGGGAGCGGATGAGCCAGGAGGAGGGGGTCCGATGAGCGCAAGCACGTCGCCGTACTGCCACACGACGAGTGACGGCAGCAGCAACGCTACGTGGTTCGACGCGACGCCCCATCGTCACTGCTACGCGCTCGAACGGGTGGCATCGAACCAGCACCAGCGGACCGAGCATCTCGTCTGCGCATGCGGGAGCCGCGCACGGAGGTTCGTGCGGTGGTACGAGAGGCGGGTGACGTGGGAGTACGAGCGATGAGCGACCGAGAGTGTGTGGTCGCGACGTGCGTCTGCGGCGGGTGGGTGATGATGGCGGTGCTAGGTCATCACGAGAGGTCGGACCGCGACACGTGGCGCGAGGTCGGAAAACTCGCCCGCGAGGGCTTCCGCATCCGCACGCCTGTCTCGGTCGAGGAGTGCCGCGCCACGCCCCCCTGCGAGCACAACGGCGACTGCACGACCGACCCGGAGAAGGTGCGAGTGAAGCAAGAACAACTTGCTCTCACCACGGAGGCTGAATGAGCGCCACCACCGAGCGCCAGACGGTCACCCGCATCGACATCGAGCACGCGATCGACGCGCGGGAGGATGCGTGGACGCTTCACCTTCGGGCCGTGCGCGACTACGCCCCCGACCTCACCCGCCGGACCACCGATGCCTACGTGGCCGCGTGCGCCAAGCTGCGCGAGCTGCTCGACCGCTGGGAGAACCAGCTACGTGGCTGGGAGGAGGGAGCGTGAGCGAGATCCACCGCACTCGAGCCGAGGCGTTCGAGCTCTCGCAGGGCTATGGACCGAACTACACGCCGCTGAACGTCACCCGCGTACGCGCCTCCGACGACGGTCTGTACCGGGTGGTGATGGCGCGCGTGGCCGAGCTTGCCGACCAGGGCGTGCCGGAGTTTGCCGAGCGGCTGAGGCTCGCGGAGAACGAAGCCGAGGACTGGCTGTGCGAGCACGGATGGCCTGAACCCGACTATCCGTCCGACGACAATGACGAGGCGTGGGAGCGGTGGATGGACGTGAGGGACTTTGGATACGACTCAACAGAGGACTACCGATGAGCATAATCGTGAAGGGCACGACCGGGGGCACCTACACGCCGCACCCCGAGGGCCAGTACGCTGCGGTGTGCGTGGACGTGCAGGATCTCGGGTACGAGCACTCCGAAAAGTTCAACAAGACGCAATACAAGATCCGGCTCGTGTTCTACTGCGGTGAGTGGACGGAGGAGAAGGAGATCGAGATCGACGGTGAACGGGTCAGAAAGAAGTTCCCGATGACGGTCTCGAAGAAGTTTACCGCGAGCCTGCACGAGAAGTCGTCGCTGCGCCCGTTCGCGAAGTCGTGGCGCGGTGCCGACTTCACGCCGAAAGAGCTCAAGGACGGCTTCGACTTCGAGCGCATGTACGGTGCCCCCGCACTGATCCAGGTGGGTCACTTCACCTACGAGGGCGAGGCGTACGCGGGCATCGATTCGATCATGCGACTCCGCAATAAGGACGAAGCGCCCGCCGTCCCGCCCGAGTACACCCGGCTCGAGGATCGGGAGGACTGGGAGGGTCCGGCTCCGCATCCGAACATGTCGGCCCCGGCTGATCCCCAAGAAGCGGAACCGAACATGGACGAGCCTGACGACTCGCTTCCCTTCTGATGAAGCGTTCACCGATCGGCCGGACCAAGCGCGTGAACCCGATCAACCGCAAGCGTCGGGCCGAGCGCCACGAAGCCGCGTACGGAGACGACTCGCGCATCCAATGGATGCACACGTTCGGCTGCTGCGTCTGCGGAGGCAGGCCCATCGAGATTGCGCACGTGAAGTCTCGAGGGGCCGGAGGCACGGCGGACGATACGGTCCCGATGTGCACTCACCATCACACTGAGCAGCACGACGGTATCCAGACGTTCCAGGCCCGCCACGCAATCGACCTGACCGCCAAGGCTGCGCACTACGCGCGTCTCTGGCACGAGGACGGAGGGTACTCGATTGGCTTCTGAGTCCCGCAACCCATGAGCTACGACGCGCCCTGGAAGGTGGTTCCCATCCGCCAATGGCCGGGCGACCTGACGCGGAGCCGCAAGCGGTCGCCGTTTCGGACGAGTTGGACCGCGACCGTGCGCCTGCTAGAGCGAGAGCTTCGCAACCTGAGCGCCAAGAACACGGTGCTCCAGATGCCGATTACGGATGAGGAGATCCGGCTCGACGGTAGGGTGCGCGCGAACGCTCGACCCGCGCATCCCGGCGTCATCCTGACCTTCGACTCGCGACACGGCCCGCTCTCCTACCCCTGCGACCGCTTCAATGGCTGGCAAGACAACGTCCGGGCCATCGCGCTCGCTCTCGAAGCGCTCCGCAAGGTGGACCGCTACGGGGTGACGAAGCGCGGCGAGCAATACACGGGATGGAAGGCGCTGCCCCCGGCTGGCGGTACGGCTGAGAACAGGCCCGAAGTCATCCAACGCGGCCGGGACCTGATATCGGAGCACGGGTCAGTCCGGGACGCGCTGTTCGCCGCCCACCCGGACCGTGGCGGCGATCCGGATGACTTCCACGCCGTGCAGGCTGCGAGGACATCCCCATGACTGACCCCCGCAACCCCCTGGAGGTCGTCGAGGAAGCGCTGGCCGCGGCCCTGGACTACATCGACGAGAACCCTTGTGACCCTGACATCACGGTAGCGCAAGAACTGGCGTGGCAGCGGCTCGAGGAGTCAGGTGCCCGCGCCGCCCTCGCGCTCGTCCGCAAGATGAGGGCGGATGCTGTCGTGGGGACGCACCACGACGCTCTCGTGGAGGCCCTGCGGGAGATCGCCAAGGCGGAAGGCCCGTACGCCCGTGACCGTCTACAGCACGCCCAGAACACGATCGAACACGTGATCGCGATCGCCGAAGCCGCTCTCGCCTCCCTCACAGACGAGGGCCCGTCCGATGGTTAGCGAGTTGCGCGCTGATCTTCCGAGGCTCCCGAGCCCGATGCGGGATCTACCTGTCCACCGCGGCTATCCGGTCCCGTGGTTCGTGGCTGTTGTCGAGGGCGTGCCGGACTTTCGCATCGCCGACGGGCGCAAGATTGCCGAGGCGATCCGCCAGTCGCTGTGCTGGATCTGTGGAAAGCGTATCAGCAAGGGCGACCGTTTCGGCTTCGTGGTCGGGCCGATGTGCGCCGTCAACCGGATCTCCTCCGAGCCGCCCCAGCACGTCGAATGCGCGCGGTTCAGTGCGATGGCCTGTCCGTTCCTGACCCGACCGCACGCGAAGCGTCGCGAGGCCGGTAGGCCGGATGGTCACGTGGAACCGGGCGGCACGATGATTCACCGCAACCCCGGCGTCTCGCTCGTGTGGGTGACGCGCTCGTTCCGGGTCGTGCCGACCGAGACAGGTCCCGTCTTCGGCATGGGGAGGTCGGTGCGTTTGGAGGCGTACCGCGAAGGACGTACCGCGACGCCGGCAGAGATCCGCGAGAGCGTCGATGCGGGGCTCCCCCTCCTGAAAGCAACCGTAGACCAAGAGGGGTACGGCGCGCGTGAGATGTTCCGCCGCCAGGTCGCCGAGGCCGAGCGCCTATTGGGGATCGCCCCATGATCCCGCTCCCCGACCCCCGTGAAGCCCTCGCCACCCTGCTGGTGATCGCCGCCAGTCTCGTCACGCTCTGGTCGGCCGTCGAGTACGGACGCGCGGACACGGCGGCCCTCGCGCTCGACGCGTTCGCCAGGGAGGAGCACCGGACCGAGCTGATGGCCGTGCTTCTCGATCGCTCGACGACCGCGCTCTCGGTGGTGCTCCGTGAGGACGCCGAGCTGCATGACCGGATCCGCACGGCGGTGCCGGACTGGCACGAGATCGTCGCGCTGGCGCGGGTGAGCTTGCCGTGAGGAGGCCGACGACGCTACCCGCCCTTCCGCTCGACGCAGCCTCGAACCCTACGCGCGTCCACACCGTGCGCAGACAGCTAGACGAGATGGATCGGATCCGAGCATTCGTGCTCACGCTTCCCATGCACGACAGGAAGCGGTGGGTCGCAGCCCTCGAACCCCTCACGACAGCGCTGCACGCGGACCTCTCCGTACACGAGGGGACGGGCTCGCTGGGAGCGCTACTCGCGGCTGGGTACGGAGCCGACGCGACGGACGTCCTGCCGTGAGGAAGCCGCGCGCGAAGATGCAGCTCACGCTCACCATGCCGGCGAACGTCGCGAACGCGAGAGGTTCTTGGCACGTGGGGCACCGGGCCAAGAAGCGCTTCTACAGGGAGTCGGACGAACGCCAACTCGTCGGGCTCGTGCCACGACCACCGGCTGACCCGCTCACGTCCGCTCACGTCCGCGTCCGCTTCCACGTCCACAACCTGCTCGACCCCGACAACCTCTACGCCCGCATGAAGCACGTCCTGGATTGGCTCGTCACACGCGGGTACCTGGCAGACGACGACGTGGACACGGTCAGCCTCGAAGTCTCCCAGGAGATCGAGCGCAAAGACAAGCGCGTTGAGATCACGGTGGAGGCGCTATGACCGCCCTGAACTGGCTCGGCGTCGCGCTCTGGTTGTTCGGGGCACTCACCCTGTATGCGGCCCTGTCCCGGTGGCTCGCCTGGTGGGGGCGGCGATGACGGTGCCGTATTACGAGGACGATGCGGTCACGATCCTGCTTGGCGATTGCCGGGAGATACTGCCGAGCCTTCCAGCGGCGGACGCCATCGTGACGGATCCGACGTGGCCGAACGCGCGCGTCCCTCTGTTCGGATGCGATGACCCCGAAGGCATGTTCCGGGACATGTTCCGAGCCCTGCCCGCTTTGCCGGCGAGGCTCGCGGTGCAGCTGGGGTGCGACTCGGACCCCCGCTTCCTTGCGACGGTCCCGGCCGCGCTCCCGTTCTTTCGGGTGGCATGGTTGGAGCTCGTGCGCATGGGCTACCGCGGCCGGCTCGGGCACACTGGTGACGTGGGCTACCTGTTCGGCGAGCCACCACCAGCGACTCCGGGCCGCCACATCATTCCGGGCCGCATCACGGATCCAGACCCGAACGGCAAGCAGGCGGACCACCCCTGCCCGCGCAAGCTCGGTCACGTCATGTGGCTCGTGAATCGCTGGACCGACCACGCCGACCTCGTGTGCGATCCCTTCGCTGGCTCGGGCACCACGGGTGTGGCGTGCCGTGACCTGGGCCGCCGCTGCGTCCTGATCGAGGTGGAGGAGCGCTTCTGCGAGGAAGCCGCCAAGCGATGCAGCCAACAGGCGTTCGCCCTATGACCGGCTGGCTCCTGTTCACCGTCTGCTACGCCTTCGCGGCTACCATCCTCGCCCTGTGGGTGGGCCGCTGGTTCCGCCGCCATGACGGTGAGTACCGGGAGCCGCGCCGATGAGCATCGCTGAGACGATCGCCGGGTTGCCGGGGGAGACGAGGGTGTGGGTGGACGGCCACGGGGAGGCGACGCTGTCCGATTGCCGGACCGAAAAGACGCCGGGGCTGGACGAGCGCGAGGCGACATGCCAGATGTGGGAGGACATCGCGTCCCGCAACCTGGAACGGCAATCGTGGGAGAGTGGCGTTACAGCGTCGGACACAAGGGCGTCTCACGCATCACGGTGTTCGAGAGAGCCGATGCCACAAGCATTTTCGTAGAGTGGTACGACGACGACGGTCGCCACAAGGCGGCCCTGTCCACGGTGGTCGGTCACCCGATCACGGATCGCGACATGGCGATGGAGGTCGCGATCCGGATGAGTGCCGCCCAGGAGCGCAAGCGGAACCAGCAAGCGGCAGAGATGATCGGGCTCCCCGTCACGCACACTCTCACGGAGCTCCTCGAGGCGATGCACGCCAACAGGTCGGGTTCGTGGTCGGAGAGTTACCGGAGGGACCAGGACCGCTATCGCCTGTTCTGGCTGGAGAAGCTCGGCAACGTGCCGCTCGTGCGGGTCAACGCCGCGCTGGCCGAGCGCGTCGTGAGGGAGGAGGCCGCAAGGAGGGTGAAGGATCCGAAGCGCCGGAGTTGGAGCCCCCGCACCCATGGGGCGGTGCTCCGCTACCTGAAGGACGCCTACTACTTCGCCGAACGGAAGCTGAAGTGGATCAACGACAAGCAGAACCTGTCGGCGATCACGGCTCCGAAGGCGAAGGGCCGCTCGGAGGCGTACACCTTGGCGGAAGCGAGGAAGCTCCTGCCCGCGCTCGAGTCGGTGGATTGGCGGGCGGGCTGGATCGGGCATGTCGCGCTCCAAACGGGGCGCAGGCTCACGGCGATACGCACCCTGCCAACGAAGGTCGGCTGGGTGGTCATGGGCAGCGAGTACGCGGTCCTGCGATTCCCTGGCGAGACCGACAAGGCCCGAAACACGGGCGAGGCCGTCGTGTCAGGGGACGCGCTCAGGCTCACGGAGCGCGCCGCACAGAAGTGGCGGACGCCGCCGATGCACGAATGCCGACGTTGGATCCGGGAAGCGGAAGAAGCGGCAGGCATCGAGTCCCGTCACGGGCGCGGCTGGCATGGGCTGAAGCGGCTCTACGCCACGCTCGCGAAGGGACACGTCGGCCGCGAGAAGCAGAGCGGTACGCTCGGGGTGACGCTGGACCGCGTGTACATGCAGGACGACCTCGCGCCGAAGATAGAGCTGGCGCGCGTACTGGCGGGGAAGGTGGCGGGCGTGTAGCTTGTCGGTGCGTCCCAACTCCATCCACAGTGAGGTGCCTCATGCCATCTACAGCATGCAGCCCGCTCGTCGGGTCTGGGGTCCAACGCCTTATTGTGGTCGTTGGGACGCGCCCTGGACGCCGGCGGGCGGGCTTCTTTTTTGGCCCGCACCGGCCCGCCAACCGCAACGCCCGCCCTGCCCTCACCTACCGTAAGTCGTTGTGCCACAACGATGACCCGGGTGGGGATCGAACCCACGACCTACTGATTAAAAGGCAGAACGCGGGCACTCCACCAAGGGAGAATCCGCCTCATGCCTAGCGATCCATCGGTCCAAAACGGGCCAAATGGCTCTCAACCGGCCCGCCAACCGCAACGCGAGGCCGCCCGCGCAAAGATTCGGAGTCGCACCGTACAAGCCGAAGACGGGTGCGTGTTATGGCAGGGGCCACCAAGAGACGATGGTTACGGACAGGTTTGGTTGGATGGCCGGGTGGAAAAGGCGCACCGCCTGGCCTACAGCGTGTTCGTAGCGCCGATCCCGCCCGGCGCCCACGTCCTACACCACTGCGATCGCCCGCTGTGCGTCAATCCCGCCCACCTGTTTATCGGCGACCACCAAGCGAACGTCGACGACAAGCTCGCCAAGGGCAGGCACCAGACGCGCGCCCTGACCAAGCGGGACGCAGAGGCGATCCGGGCGTCTCCCGATCATTCCACTGTGCTCGCCAGCAGGTACGGAGTATCGCCGACCCACGTACGCCGGATTCGCCGCGGGGAGTGCTGGTCGTGAGTGCCGTTAGGCCGAGAATTGCCGTCGTGCCCCGCCCGCTGACCCACGGGGACGGCCGATGAGCGCGGCCACCGAAGCCAACCGCACCGCCGAGAACTGCCGTGGGTCCGCCCGCATCCTGGACGACGCCCGCAAGGGGCTGGTGCTCGGAGGGCAGCTCCCGGAGCGGTACCCGAAGCCCTGGAAACGCAAGAAGACACGACTCGCACCCAACGGAGGCACCCCATGACCGACCTGCACACGAATGGCCGCGTCACCCACCCGGACAGAAGGACCCTGGCATCTGCCGAGGCCACGCAGATCCGGCTCGCATCCTACCTGCCCGACGACGTGGAGGACGGGTTGCGGGTGTGCGCGACGTCCACCCGGAACGAAGCCGACACGCGGACCGTGACGCAGTGGGACCGCTTCGTCCGGCTCGCTGAGCTGACATTCGCGGCGTACCTCCTGGCCGCCGTGCTCGGGTTCCTGGTGCTGATCGCGGTCGGGTCGGGGGTGGTGGGGTCGTGAGCGAGGATCTCCGGGAGCGGGCGGCGGAAGCCCTGCGCGACTATCGGACGGCGATCGTGCGGCAGGCTTACGCGGTTGGGGATGCGAAGCGGCCGGAAGACGTAGGCGACTCGAACGAGCGGGCCCGGGTGGCCCACGACGCCATCCTCGCCTTGCTATCCGAGCCCGCCGAGGTCGTGGACGTGCTGAAAGTCGAGGGCTGGTTAAGCGAACCGGATCACAATGGTGTCCGCTACCTCTATCCCGAACCCACCGAATTGTGCGAGCCCGTCATTGTAGGCACGCATCCCTACGGCTCTCCCGCCCTGCTCTCCGCTCCCGAGCCCGCCACGGAAGCCAACTGCAGGGGCTCTAGAGTTCTCGGGACCGCGTGTGGCAAGTGCCCTCGGTGTCGAGAGTCCGCTCCCGAGCTAGACGAAGTCGCGGACGCTCCCGATCCCGCCGTCCGCGTCCCGGAGATCGGCTTCGCGGCACACGTGAACATGGTCGCAGAGGGCACGGCATCCGCGCATGGGTTCATCGCGACGTGGCTGCCTTGGCTGAGCGTCCCCGTCCCCACGGCAGCGGAGCCCGAGAGGGACGCGCTGGAGGAGGCGATCGACTGGGCCGTATTCGAGCTTCGGCCCGATGACAGTGACGACGGACTGAGACGCGACGACTGGCTCGGCATCCTCCTCAATGTCCTCAACGACGACGCCAACCGCGAACACTGGGACGCGCTCGCCGCCCCGGACCCCGACGCCTTCATGATGATGCTCACCGAGTTGGGGCTCCTCCGCGACGGGCTACGCGAAGTCGTGAAGCTCAGGCTCCGCACCCTCGCCACCCCCGAAGCGCGAGCGCCTGCATGGGATACCGACAAATACCCAGGCGTGGAGGAGGAGCGATGAGCACCCCCGAGCGCCCCGACCGAGGAGACGCGCCGCGCGAGCGACGGAGCGGACAGAGGCGCGAACCCGACTTCGGTGTCCACGGGCGCAAGAGCATCGCGATCGGCGAAAACATCCTCCGTGTGCGCGACCGGAAGGCGCCCGACCGTCGCCGCTCCCCCGAGGACGCCGAGTCGAATGAGGTCGTGAAAAAGGACGTACAGGCGCGCGTCCGCAAAATGGACCTGTGCGGCGCCATCTACACCGACGGTTGGGGTGACGAGGTGATGTGCATCCTACCGGCACCGTGCGTGCGACACTCCCCCGAGGACGTGGAGCGCTGCCCGTCATGTGGCGGCCCGGCCACGAAGGTGATCGAGGTCTCACCGTTGAAGTGGGGCGAATGGCCGGAGGTCGAGGTCGAGCATCACGTCGTCAAATGTTCCGGCGACTGCGGGTCGTTCTACGAACCTGGTGGGTATGATGCGGGAACGTTCCGGGCGCTCCAGATCCTCCTTCGCGACCACGCCGTACCAATCTCCCCCGAGGACGTGCGAGGGGCCGACGTGGGGGAGGCGCGGGAATCGCTCGCCGCCGAACTAGAGGGCGCACGCGACGCGATGATGGTCGACGAGGATTGGGAGCCGTCGTACACCGCTGACGTGATGACGCGAGCCGCTGCCGCGCTCCGCTCCCCCGAGCCCGCAGCCGAGCCCCGCTACACGCTCGCCGAGATGGAGCGCGCCATCGACGATGAGCCAGAGCTCCCCGACAACACGTACGCAACCCGCATGTTCGGAGCCTCCGAAGCTATGGAGAAGTTTTCCGAGGCACTCGCGCATATGGCGGGTGTGGCATTCGTGGAGGGCAAGGACGACCACGCGGTGCTGCTGCGTTCGCTCTCGGAACAGGCGATCAAAGAGGCGGAATTCTACGCCAAGCAGGGTCGTAAACGCACAGAATCCTACCGCGCCAAACAGGAAGCTATCGCCCGCGCCATATCCGAGGGGACGGGAGGGGCAGATGATGCCTGACTTGTGGCCCCTGGTCCTGTTCGGTTTAGCGCGGCTAGAGGTACGCGAGACCTACCGCCACAACATGATTTCACGCTGGCTGCGTGGGCGATTTTGTGAGCCTGTGACCGTAGTGGTGCCAAGTGTTAAGGGGACGGGAGGGAACGAGCCGTGATCGTGCGTCCCTGCCAGCACTGCCCGTTCACGCCGGAGACGCGCGGCTTCCTGCGGCCGGGACGCGTGCGGGAGATTGTCGGGGGGCTGAGCCGCGGTGGACGCTTCCCATGCCACAAGACCGTGGACTACGGCGAGGACGGTGATGGCAACCCAGACAGCGGCTCCTTCTGCGCGGGTGCGCTGCTGTTCATGGAGCGCACGTTCAGGGGCGGCGCGTACTCGAACCAGATGGTGCGGATCGAGGAACGGTTCGGTGGCCTCGATCTCGACCGAATCGACACCGACGCGGAATCGTTCCGATCGTTGCGTGAGATGATCGCACACCACGCGGCCGGAGACGAGCCGTGAGCCGGGCCTCCCGCTCCAACCGCGCCGAGTGGCTCGCCCGCACCGGGCAGCCACCAAAGCCTGTACGGACGAACCCCCGACACGCCAGGCCCCCCAGGACAGCTACCCCGGTCGACCCCGAGTACGAGCGCCTCCACCTGCGCTGCCCGATCTGCGGGGAGGTGATGTCGAGTCCTGACCACCGACCCTATCACCTGGCGCTCGAGCACGGCTGGCGGCTCCCACGGGAGTTCGGCGAGACGGTCCGCGGGATCTTCGACGAGTACACCCGGTCGCGGAGGGTGTCATGAGCCGGGACCCCAACCCACAAGGAGGTGAGAGGTGAAAACGACAATTCACACGGCCACGGTCGAGTCGCTGACGTGCTCGAGCTGCGGAATCGTGTACGGCCTGGAAAGCACGTATCGAGCGAGCCGCCGCAACGATCACAAGACGTTCTGGTGCCCGAACGGGCACGGACAGCACTACCCCGGCAAGACGGACCAAGAGAGGGCCATCCACGAGCTCGAGATCGAGAAGGCGAGGCTCATCCGCGAGAACCGCGGGCTGGTGGCCGCCGACGAGGCCCTGTCCATGGACGTGAGAGAGGCTCGCGGCCGCGCCGTGCGCTACCTGAGCAACCGTGCCCTCCGGGGCGCGTTCTGGCGCGGGCACGAGGACAGGAACTGCGGACGTGAGGTCGGATGCTGCCCCTACGAGACGGGCCGTGGTGGGTTCCGGCGCGCGTGGTTCGACGGCTTCGGTGCGGACGACCCGGAGCACGCGACCGTCAATGACTGAGCCCACCGCTACCCTCCCCCGCGCCCCACCCCCACGAGCGTGAGCCCCGAGAGATCGCCCACGTCCACCACCTAGCCGGCAACCGAGAGAATGTTACGCCACCTGAGCGACGTCATCACCGACATTCTCGCGGATCCTGAGATCACCGACGATGCGCGTGAGGCGATCGAGGAGGGCGTGTTCCGGCCGCACCGACACTGCCCGTGCGTGCGCTGCATGAGGGCGTACCTGGCGAGCGTGGAGGCGGCCAAGGTGGAGCCGGTGAGGCCACGCCAGCCGACGGGGGCGACGGGTCGAGATGCATGAGCGCTGGACCCCGATCTACGACCGGATGTTCGATCCCGACCATGAGCTCGCCAAGAACGACTCAGCATGCCAGCGGTGGGCGTTCATGGACCTATGTCACATGGCGCAATGGAGGGACGGCCAGAGGGTGGCCGGCGGGAACGTGGTGAAGCTCGAGCGTGGATGTTTCTTGGCGTCGGTGCGCTTCCTAGCCAAGCGGTGGAAGTGGCCGAAGACTCGCGTGGAACGATTCCTCAGGGCACTCCAGCATCCCGACATCACGAAAATCGAGCGCGTGAAAACCGGGACAGCAAACGGGACAGTCTATCGCATTGTCAATTATGACACTTACGCCAATCCCAGGGACAGCAAACGGGACGATCTTGGGACGATCTTGGGACAAAGAACAACAAGTACAGCAGGTACAGAAGAAGAAAAGAAGCGCGCGAAACCGAAGAAGCACCCCATCCCCGACGACTGGACCCCACAAGAGTCCCACGCCGACAAAGCCCAAGCCGAGCGCGTTGACCTGAACCGAGAAGCCGAACGGTTCCGTCACCACCACGCCGCTAAGGGCTCGACGTACGTGGACTGGGACCGGGCTTTCCACACGTGGCTGATGCGTGCTCACGACTTCGGCAACCACACCACCACCGACAGCAAACCACCACCGCAGGGGGCGGGCTTTTACTGATGACGTGGCTGAACGTGGCCTCGAGCGAGGCCGCACGGCTGATCGACGAGCGGATGCGCACCGACAAGCAGCTCACCAGCACGGGGCTGCCGTCGATCGACCGCGCGATGTTCCTGTGGGGCGACCGGCGGGGCATCCCGCAGGGCTCGTACGTGCTCGTGGGTGGAGCGTCGAACGTGGGCAAGACCCTGTTCGGCCTGCACCTGCTGATGCAGGCCGCCAAGGGGGGGCAACGTGCCGGCCTGGTGTCGCTCGACATGAAGAACCGCGACGCGATCGCCCGTCTCCACCAAGCGATGGTGCCGGCGATCCCGCTCGGCGAGTGGCGCCCGAGCCGCTGGACGGAGGAGCACGGGCTACGCCTGACCGACGGGCTCGCTCGCTACCTCGATCGCCTCACTCGCATGGCACCAGACAGGCCGGAGAAGTGGGGAGACGTCGCGATCCACGAAGGCCGATCTAGGGACCTAAGCGCGGTCGCCGAGCGCATCCGGGAAGGCGCCGAAGTCGGGTTCACGTTCTTCGTCGTCGACCACCTGCAGAAGATCCGGGTTTCCACCCTGCGCGGTGACGTATACGCGACCGCCGACGTGGTGAGCGAGACGCTCGATGACCTGGTGGACGAGCTCGACGTGACGATCGTGGGCCTCTCGCAGCTCAACCGGCTGGCGAGCCGCGAGACGACACGACGCCCGACGATGTTCGACCTGCACGGCGGTACGAGCATGGAATCAAACGCCGCTGTCGTGCTGATGCTCGATCATTCGCGGGCGCAGATGGACACCAGGCGTCACAACCTGATTCGGACCTACGTGCTCCTCGAGAAGAACCAGATCGGCCCGAAAGCTATCCAAGCGCCGGTCCTCGTAGACGCGGCCACGCTCACGGTCACCGAAGCGATGCCCGACGAGGAGCACCTATGGCCGACGGCGCAGCTTCAAACGAAGCGGGGCGCCGCATGAGCGTTGACCAGCGCACCGTCAACAGCGTAGCTTTGCGGGACAGCAGCACTAGTGCCCAAGTGGCCCCTCTCTCGGCAGCGAACCGGGACGAGGGGCCTTTGTCTTCAGGAGGGCCGATAGCATGCGCCGAATGTGGGCATCTCGTGGGCGGCACAGCGGCTGACGTGCGCCTGCTCCCCTGCACTCGATCGAGCTACACCGAGCTCCGGCCCGGCGAGCACGGCGCATGGTGTCATCGGTGCAAGCGATTGACGGTGTATATCGTGGAGGCGGCGTAGATGAGACGAAGCGCATTCCTGAAGCGCATGGCGTTCGCTGCGATGGCGTGCGCGTTCATCGACGTGCCGAAGCTCGGGGCGATCGAGACGGGTCCGTTCATGGGATTCAGCGCTGTCGCGGACGACGACGCGCCGTGGATTCAAGCACGGATCGATGCGTCTCCCGGCGGGCATGTTACCCTGCCCCCCGGCGATTACGTGCTCGGCACCACCGTCCACGTGCCCGAGGATGTGGCACTCGATTGGTGCGACAGCAGGATCACCTTCAGCGGTGACGATGGTCCCGCCCTGTACTTCCATGGCCAACCACACCCCAAGACACGGATCCACGGCAACGTGCTCGACGGCGGATACCTGTTCCACGGGATTCGGACGCCCGCACCTCTCAGGCTCGCATGACCGTGGAGGCGGCGTAGGGTGGCGAAGAAGCGCGGACGTGGCCGACCCACGAAGTACACGCCCGAGATCGCCGACGAGATCTGCGCGAGACTCGCTGAGGGTGAGAGCCTGAACCGGATCTGTGCCGCCGACCGGATGCCCCAGGAGTCGACGGTACGCCATTGGGCGCTCGAAGATCGCGAGGGCTTTTTTGCGAAATACGCGCAAGCTCGGCTCCTCCAAGCGCAGCTGATGTTCGACGATATGCTCGTGATCGCCGACGACGGAACGAACGACACCTACGTCGACGATGAGGGCAACGAACGCACCGACCACGACGTGATCGCGCGCTCCAAGCTCCGGATCGACACCCGCAAGTGGTGGCTCGCCCGCGTCGCCCCGAAGTTCTACGGCGACCGTATCAGCCACGAGCTCACCGGCAAGGACGGCGGGCCGATCGAGACGCGGGAGCTGTCGGACGAGGAAGTCACGAAGAGACTCACGGACGTGCGTAACCGCCTGGTCGCTTTGGCCGGCGCCCCGTCCACGAACGGGCGCAACGGGCACTGAGTGTGCTGGCGATCCTGATGGCGAGCGCGGTCGCTCTGCTTGCCGAAGCCGAAGCGCTGTCCTGGGAAGCTGAGCGCCGTGGGCTGATCACTCCGGACTTCGGTGCCTGGATGACGCGAGCCCGACCGGGATTCAGTTGGGACGCCCGCCACTTCAGGGTGATGCAGCAGACCCTCGACGCCGTGACATCCAGTGATGTCGACCGAGTCGTGTTCCAGGTGCCGATCCGGCACGGCAAGAGCGAGCACAACACGATCAGCTACCCGGTCTACCGGCTGGAGAAGGACCCTTCGGAGCGCGTGCTCGTCATCAGCCACAAGGACGGCCAGGCCCTGAAGTTCAGCCGTCAGATCCGCAGGCTCGCGAGAGCGAGGGGCGTGGATATGTCGTCGGAGCGAGACGCGGCCGGCGAGTGGGAGACATCTGCCGGCGGTGGAGTGACCGCGCTCGGCCTCGGGGCGGGGACCGCTTCGCTGAACGCTGGCCTGATCGTGATCGACGACCCGATCGGTAAGCGTGCTGACGCCGAAAGCGAGGCGATGCGTGAGGCCGCATGGGACGCGCTGACGAATGACGTGCTCGCCCGAGCGAGTCCGGGCACGTCGGTAATTCTCACCATGTCGCGCTGGCACATGGACGACGTGGTGGGGCGCATCCGGGACGGGCGCGCTGGCCGCTGGCACTTTGTCGACCTACCGGGCCTCGCCGAAGACGACGACCCGCTCGGGCGCCTTCCCGGTGAGCCTTTGTGGGATAGGCTCGGCCGCGAGTTCATGGATCAGAAGCTAGCCGAGCTCGGATCGTACGGGTTCGCATCGCTCATCCAGGGTCGGCCGTCTCCTCGCGGCGGTGGGATGTTCCGGTGGGACTGGTGGGGGCTGATCGTTGGCGTCCCCGCAGTTGGCCCGATGGTGCGCTACTGGGACCTGGCGGGCACCGATGTCACGGGCTCCAACGACCCGGACTACACGGCTGGCGCGTTGGCCTGTCGGATGATCGACGGCCGTACGGCGATCGTCGATGTAGAGCGCTTCCGCCTGTCGGTGGCTGCCCGTGACGCGCGGATCCTACAGGTGGCCAGAAGCGACCTGGAGACGTACGGCGGGCGTGTGACGTGGTGGTTCGAGGCCGAGGTAGGGATCGCGGGCACCGAGCGGACGGGTTCGCTCGTGAGGCGCGTGCAGAACATCGGGCTGGCATGCTACACGGAGCGACCGACGGGCAAGAAGGAGATCCGCGCCGAACCGCTCGCGTCGAAGGCCGAGGCCGGCAACGTCGTGCTCTGCCCCGGTGGGTGGCGCGACGACTTCCGGCTCGAAGCCGCCCAGTTCCCGACCGGCTCGCACGACGACCAGGTCGACGCCGCGGTAGGTGCCGACGCCAAGCTCTCCGTGCCCGCTCCGTCCGTCCGATTCAGCTCGGTGAGCGCATGAGCATCGATACCACGTGCCCTGGGTGCGGTATCCGCTGGCTCAAGGGCGAGACGGAGCTACTACCGGAGCCTGGTGACGTGACGATCTGCGTCGGCTGCGGCCGGGTGCTCAGGTTCCGCCGCGGGATGTTCGGTGGCGAGCTCATGCTCGAGCGGCTCTCTGAGCGTGACGAGCGGGCGCTCAGGCGTGCGGTACGCGAGCGACTCCGTGACCTTCGGCCGGCCGACTCATGAAACTCGGCACCGACCCCAAGCTCCCGAACTACTGCCGGCCCGAATACCTGGCGGTGCTCCGGGACCTCAAGCTGATCTCCGACGAGATCGGCGGCACGCGCACGATGCACGAGGCGAGCGTCGAGTATATCCGCAAGTGGACCGCCGAGAAGCCGGGCAACTACAAGATCCGCCGAATGTGCGAGACGTTCTTCGAGGGGCTCGGTCGTACGCTTTCTGCTGCGATCGGGATGCTGTACGCCAAGCCGCCCGAGATCGATTGGAACGCGGCCGAGGAGCAAATGGCCGATCATTGGGCGAACATCGACGCGGCGGGCACGGCCGGCATCGTGTTCGCGAAACGCTTCTCCGAGGCTGCGATCCGTGACGGGCTGGCCGTCGGCATCGTCGACCACCCGACCGTGCCGGATGACGTCGAGGTCACGTCCGAGATCGAGCGCACGATGAACCTCCGGCCGGTCTGGTCGCTCCGGACCCGGAGCCAGGCGATCAGTTGGCGCACGGACGTCGTGAACAACCGGCGCACCCTCACACAGATCGTGTTTCACGAGCCAGCCCAGGTCGACGACGGAGAGTACGGCGTCGAGCAGCGCGACAGGTTCCGCGTGCTTCGGCTGATCGGTAGCCTGGCCACATGGACGGTGTACGAGATGAACGTCCAGGGGGCCGAGCAGTTCAGCGTAATCGGGTCGGGCGTGTTCACGAACCGGACCGGCGCGCCCGCCGACTTCTTGCCGATCGCGATCGCCTACACGGGGCGCTCGGACGAGCCGATGGTGGCGAAGATTCCGCTGCTCGGCGTCGCGTGGGCCAACCTCTCACACTGGCAGATCGCGACCGATCTCCGGTTCAATACCGCCGTCGCCGGGTTCGCGCAGCCGACCGTGATCGGTGAGCTTGCGAAGGACGCCAAGGGTGTGCCGGTGCCGCTGGAGATCGGCCCGCTCGTTTCCGTCCACGTCCAGGAGGGCGGCGACTTCAAGTGGTCCGAACCCCAGGGCACGGGCCTTGAACGCCAGTCGCTGCTCGTGGTCGAGAAGCTCCGTGAGATGGCGGCGCTCGGGCTCAGCTTCCTCCAACGTGACAGCCGGGCGGCCGAGACAGCCGAAGCCAAGCGCCTCGACGCATCGGCCGAAAACTCGACGCTCGCGACCGCCGGCCAAGGCATCGCGGACGCGCTCAACGAGATGCTCTCGATGCACTGGTGGTTCATGGGTGGCGAGGAGAAAGGCGCTCCCATGCTCACGCTGAATGCCGAGTATGAAGACACGTCCATGCAGGCCGACCTGCTGACGGCGTACGTCCGGGCGATCGCCGACGCGGGGCTCCCGCCGAGGCTGCTCGTCCAGGCGATGCAGCGTGGTAACCTACTCGGTGGCGACGAGGACGTGGACGAGATCGTGCTGGAGATGATGGCGAACCAGGCGGCGATCGAGGCGGAACGCGAGGCCGAGCGTGAGGCGCGGATGGCGACGGACGGGAACGCAGCAGCGTGAGCCCCGCCGAGCTCGCCCTGCTGGACCGCGTGCGCCGCCGGAGCGCATCCATGCAGCCCGACGCGGTGTCGAGGCTGCTTCGGCTCTACCGCCTGATCCGTGACACGATGACGGAGGGCGAGTTGGCGTGGGCGATCAGGACGGGCGCGATCGACCGGCTGCTGTCCGACGAGGCACTCGAAGCGCCGCTCGCCGAGTTCCGGCAATGGCTCGACGTGGAGACGCTACGCTCCGCGGATGCGTGGGCGAAGCACCTACCGCACAGCCTACGCGGCACGTTCGGCTACCTGAACCCGTTCGTCGTGGATGCCGTTCGGGGGCTCGACCGCGCGGTGACGACGCGCATTGCGGCCGAGGTCAGGGAGACGGTACGCCAGGCGATCGAGGACGGGCTGGTTGCCGGCGAAGGTCCGCGCACGACCGCCCGCCGGATCCGTGAGCAGATCGGACTGTCACCGCGCCAGGCGCACGCGGTCGAGCGGTTCCGGGGCGAGCTGGTGACGGGCGACCGCAGCGCGCTTTCCCGTGTCCTCGGCCGGGGCGCGATCAGGTTGCCCGACGGCTCGACGATCACGCGCGAGCACCACGCGGGCGGCCGAGGGCTCGGCAAGCGGGACCTGGCCATGCTCAACCGGACGCTCGGTGACAAGCCGCTCACCCCTGAGCAGGTAGAGCGCATGGTCGAAGCGTATCGGAAGCGGTTGCTCGCGCTCAACACCGAAGGCCACGCTCGGAGCATCGCGCTCGACGCGAACCGGCTGGCGCAGCGGCTGTCATGGGAGGACGCGATCGAGCGCGGCATCGTCGTTCGCTCGCGGCTCCGCAGGACGTGGCTCGCGGTCGCTGGACCCCAGGGTGACGGACGCAACCGGCCGGAACACCTGGCCCTGCATGGCACGATGGTCGGATTCGATGACCGCTACCCGAACGGCCAGTTGGTGCCGGGCGAGACGGACTTTCAGTGCCGCTGCGTGGAGCGCATCACGGTCGCGGCGGCCAGGATGGCAGCGTAACAAACCGGGGCGCACGCCCCCGAAACAGGAGTAGGACCGATGGCACTACCGAGCTTTGACAAACAGGCCGACATCCCGAAGGGCTTCGAGGCCGAGTACGAGGAAGTCGACGGCAAGTGGGTGCCGGTCGATCACGCAGCCAAGCTCAGCAAGGCGCTCGACGAGGAACGGAAGGCGCGCGAAGCGGCCGAGGCCGTCGCCAAGAAGGCGACCAAGGCCGCTGCCGACGCGGCCGCCGAGAAGCAGGCGAAGGCGGCCGGCATGACCGAGGACGAGCTCAAGAAGCTCTACGACAACATCGAGGCCAATCTCAGGAAGGAGTACGAGCCTAAGCTCGTGGAGCTCGAGTCCGCGACGAAGGAGAACCGCGAGCTCAAGCTGAACAACGTCATCAAGGGCATGTTCAGCGGAGCGGGCGCGGTCGCCTCACGGGTCGACGACTTCTGGAAGCTGCACGCCGAGGAGTTCGACTTGACCTCGGACGGCAAGCCCATGGTCAGGGACGAGCCGGGCAAGGACGTGGCCAAGCACATCGCCGGCATCATGAAGAACCGCGCCGAGTGGGTGCAGGGCACGAAGGCGTCGGGCTCGGGCGCGGGCGGCTATCAGTCCACGACCGCTACGCAGTCGAGCGGCCCGCTCACGTTCGACGATGTGGTGAAGAACCCGAGCGCGGCGCTCGCGGCAGCGAACGAGCGGGGTTGACTTCGCAGTACCGAATGCGGTACCGTAGCGTCAGGTTGGGTCCCGCACGTGGTAGCTTGACCGTGTAGGGTCGGGGGCGACCCCCGACAGGCAGGGCCGATGGGCCGGAGCGATTCCGGCGCTGTGGTGGTGGAGCGATTCCACCGACAAGCGCACGAGAATCCCCGGCCCTTCGTATTTCGGTGGTGCTCCGGGGGGAACCCAACCCTGGGGAGACACCGAGATGGCCTCGATCACCCTGCTGGAAGCCGCCAAGATCGCCTTCGCAGGCGGCGAGACGAAGCGGGCCGGCATCATCAGCACGTTCGCCCGCGCCTCGGCATGGCTCGCGAACCTCCCGTTTCGCTCGATCCCCGGTAACTCGTACGCCTACAACCAAGAAGGCGTGCTGCCAGGCATCGCGTTCCGCGGCATCAACGAGAGTTACACGGCCTCGGCGGGCGTCATCAACCCCGCAGCCGAAGCGCTGCGTGTGGCGGGCGGTGACCTGACGGTCGATCCCGCGCTCGTGAAGATGTTCGGCTCCGAGGTGCGGACCACGCACGAGACGCTGAAGGCGAAGGCGCTCGCGGCTTCGATCACCACGAAGCTCATCAAGGGCGACTCGGAGAACGACCCGCGCGAGTTCGACGGGATCCAGAAGCGCATCATCGTCAGCTCGGGTAACGCGCAGCTCGTGAGCGCGGGCACGACCCAGGCAGGCGACGCGCTGTCCCTGTTCAAGCTCGATCAGCTGCTCGGCAAGGTCAGCGGCCCGGGCAAGCAGCTCTGGCTGAACAAGACGATGATCCAGCGCATCACGCAGGCCGCCAGGAAGTCGACGGTCGGCGGTTTCGTGATGTGGACGCCGGACATGTTCGGTCGCCAGATCCCGACCTACAACGCGGTACCGTTGGTCGAGCCGTACCCGGAGAACGACGGCACGGAGCCGCTCGCGTTCGACGAGGAGGGCGACCTGCTCGGCTCGGGCGGCGGAACCTCCGCGACCTCGATCTACTGCGTGAGCCTGGGCGACGGCTACTACCAGGGCATCCAGAACGGCACGATGGAGGCCCGCGACTTGGGCGAGGACACCGACAGTCCGTTCCTCACGACGCGCGTCGAGTGGCTGATCAGCCAGGTCGTCGAGCACCCGCGCGCGATCGCCCGGTACGGCGGGATCAGCAACGCCGAAGTGGTGGCGTAGCACGATGCCCAGCGACGCGACAGTCAGGGCGTTCGTCTCGACGGGGGACTACCGCGGCTTCTATCAAGACGTCGCGGTCAGGGTTGGCCTAGCGGGACTGGCCACGCCCCAGGGCAACGACGTCGCCGAGTATCTAGCCGACGGGCTCTGGATCCACGGAGATCTTGGGGTGCAGTCGACCCCAGAAGATTTCGAGACGCAGGCGACCGCCGTCTACTCGATCGGCGGCGTGATGTACACGAAGGCTGCGGCGGTCGTGACCGCGTTCTCGGCGGCCCACGTCGTCACGGCCGAGAAGTTCGGCTGTGTGCTGATCCAAGTGGACGCCGCCGGCACGATCTCCACGCTGGTCGGGGAGTCTACGCAGACGACGGCGATGGCCTACGACACGGCGGCACTGGCGATCGCAGCTCTGCCGGCACCGACGGCCGACAATGTTGCGCTCGGCTACTTCCTGATCGAAGCCGACGCCGGCAACTGGACGGCGAACACCGACTCGATGACCGACGACCTGGAAGCAATCACGGTCGTGAACGCGGACGTGAAGACGCTGCCGGCTGAAGTCTAGACACTCACCTCCCACGGGAGACCCAGGACAATGGCAAGGAACCGGAAGGACCGCACCTACGACCACGCGCTCCTCTTGCACGACTCGGCATCGAGCATCTCCTCGTCCGCGGCCGGATTGGTTGGCGGTGCCGCCGCCATCCTCGACCTGGGGCAGGGCCGGGTGGATGCGACGGTCGTAGTGGACGTGACCGCGCTCGACGTGGGAGCCGGCGACGAGGCGACGGTCTTCGCGCAGGTCTCAGACGGCGGGCCAGACGACACGGCGTTCGAGGCCGGAAACTGGATCGCCGCGGGCGCTCTGATCCTGGGCGACGTGACGCTCAACGGCTCGAAGGCGGACAGCGTGGTCGGGCGGTACGAGCTGTCGTTCTCGAACGAGATCAACGGAACGATCTACCGCTACCTGCGCCTGTACCTGCTGGTCGCTGCGAGCGGCGCGCTCACCTACACCGCGTTCGCGGTGCTGCCGCCGAGGTAGTGTCCATGCTCAAGACGGCCGAGGGCAAGTGGGTGCTGTTCGACCTGAAGACGGGGGAGCAGCGCGAGTTCTGGCCGATCGACGCGCGCGCGTTGCTCAAGGGCGGCTCACACGCCGCCGAGCCGCCCGAGGGCGTCGAGGCCGTGCCGCCGGTGCAGCCGCCCAAGCATGTCGGCGTACCAAAGGCTGCCGTCGCCAACGTGCACGAAGCCGTGCCGGCGTCGGAGCCCGACGAGGCCCCGGTGCCGGAGGCCGAGGAGCAGCCCAAGAAGGCCACGAAGAAGGGCGGGTAGGTGAGTGGCCGTCGCGATAGTCGCTACCGCCGGGGCTGCTAACGCGAACAGCTTCGGCACCGAGGCCGATTTCGCGACGTGGATCGACGAGCGCCTGAACGTAGACGCCTACACGACTGCGAGCGCGGACACCCGCCGTAGAGCACTCGTCCAGGCGACGCGTGAGCTTTCGGCGCTCTCGTGGATCGGCACCCCCGCGTCGGACACGCAGGCGCTCTCGTGGCCCAGGGACGACGCGATCAACCCGGACGTACCGGACGGTGTCGACGGGTTGCCCCAGGAGTACGACGACGACGAGATCCCAGCCAGGATCGAGCGCGCGACATTTGAGTTGGCGCTTCAGTTCCTCAAGGCCGGCACGACCGATCTGCTCGTCGAGGACCCCACGCTCCACCTGGTGCGCCGCAAGGTTGACGTGATCGAGATGGAATGGGCCGAGCCGCATCAGCGCGCGCGCGGGCTCGGTCGGTTCTACGCCGTGCTCCGCGAGATCGAGCCGTTGCTCGCGAGCGCCGGCAACGAGGTCGTGAGGTCGTAGATGTACGAGACGATCCACGCCGACGTCGCTGCCGATTTCGAGGAGTTCGGCGCGTCCGTCGAGTTCGTCACCGACGGCCGGACCTACAACCCTGCCACGGACACGTTCGGCGGTGTCTACCACCAGCCGGTGGCCGGGACCGCCATCTCGGTGAAGGGCGACCGGGAGCAGTACCGGGACCTCGGGCTCGTGGAGGCCAAGGCGCTCACGTTGCTGTTTCGTCCGGCGACGTTCGGAGAGAAGCCGCCGCTCGGCTCGTGCGTGACCTGGGCTGGCGTCGAGTACAACGTCAACGACGTCCTTCCGCTCGCGCCCGCCGGCGAGACGCTGATCGCGCGTGTGATCGTCAGCCGATGAGCTTCACCGACGAGGTGCGCGTGTTCGCGCTGAAGGTCGAGGTCAAGAGCAAGGACGTCATCACCGAGGCGGGCGTAGAGGTGCAGCGTTCGCTCGTCGAGGGCTCGGAGATCACGGGCGCGCCAGGCCAGCCGGTCGACACCGGCGCGCTCCGGGCGTCGTTTGTGCCCGAACGGCTCGGTGACTACGAGTGGCAGATCACGACGAACCTCGTCTACGCGCCGTCGGTCGAGGACGGCGTGCAGGCACCGTACGTGACGGCCCGCGGCACGACAGTCACGCCCCTGCCGATGCGGTTTCGTTCGGCGGTAGGTGGGGCGCACAGCCTCGCGCTGACCCGCGCCAGTTGGGAGAGCATCGTCGAGGTCGCCACGGACAGGACCGCGGACCGTGGCTAGCGCCAAGACGCGGCTCCTCGCGCTCAGAACCCGCGCGCTCGCCTCCGGCGTGGCCTTGGACGGCGCCTGGGAGGGCGTGACATGGGAGCCGAGCCAGGGCGAGCCGTACATCGAGGAAGCATACGTGCCCGCCACGAACACCATAGAGACGTTCCCGGCCGACGGCGGGCAGGCTGAGGAGACGGGCATCTACGTGCTCCGGTTCTACGGGCCGGTCGGCAAAGGGCTGGAGCTCCGCGAGATGGTCGACGACGTCATGGCTCAGTTCACGCCGGGCACGCCGATCACGATAGCCGACGGCTCAACACTGCGCGTGCGCGCCGACTTCGGCCCCTACTCGAGCGAGGCGCGCAGGCTCGACGGCGGCTGGCTCGCCATCACGCTCATCGTCCCTTGGCTCGCCAGATCCACCAACACCGTAGCCGCATAGGAGTTATCTCATGGCCGTCGCGAACCTCGCCAATATCCCGCTTCACATTAAGGTCCAGGCTGGGCTCGGCACGCCAGCGACCGGAGCCGGCGCCTCCGGCATCGAGGTCAGGCCGTCCCAGGGTCTTGCGATGCAGGTCGCGTCGATCGAGTCGCAGATGATCCAGACGACGCGGATGCGAAAGCGCCCGCGCCAGGGGTCGAGGCTCTCCAACACGGCGTACGAGACCGAACTGACGGTCGGCAGCTTGGACACCGTCATCGAGGCCGTGCTCGGTGGCACCTGGGCGGCGGCGCAGGATCTCGACGAGACCGACTGGGGCACGCTCACGATCACGGGAACGGGCGTCACGTTGACCTTCGGGACCGGCTCGATCCTGACCGACGGCGTGCGGGCCGGCATGTGGGCTCGGCTCACCAACATGAGCGAGGCGGCGAACAACTCCGTCTGGTTCCCGATCCTGGAGACGACCGAGACGGTGATGACGGTTCCGTCCGGGATCCTCGTCGACAACGCGGAAGACGCGGCCTGGGACATCGAGGTCGCGAAGTCCGTGTACACTGCGGACCCCTACACGGACCGCTACTTCACGGTCGAGGAGTACCTGACCGACATCGACCGCTCGAAGCTCGGGAGCGATATGAAGTTCAACAGCTTGAACTTCTCCGCGCAGCCCGACCAGCATGTGACGGTCGGGTTCGGGCTGGTTGGGCGCGACCTCGAGCTTCTCGATACCGGCGACTCCCCGACGTTCACGGCGCCGGTGTTCGTGGGTGGGCGGTCGTTGACCCTGCTCGACGGCGGGATCTACGTCAACGGCACGCTGCGCGCGAACCTGACCGGCTTCACGTTCGGCCTCACCGCACCCGCCCAGGGCCTGCCGGTCCTCGACTCGGTGACGAGCCCCGACATCTTCCTCGGCCAATTCGCGCTTGCCGGCCAGTTCACGGGCGCTGTCGAGGACGGCACCGACTTCGACGCGTTCGACGCCGAGACCCAGATGTCGGTGGTGCTGCACTGCGCGGAGCAGGGCGGCACCGCGGCCGACTTCATCTCGTTCTACCTGCCAGACCTCGCGTTCGGCGGATGGGGCACCGGCATCGGTGGCGAGGGCGCGTTGATCCAGACGATCCCGCTGTACGGAGGTCTCGACGAGCGAGGCGAAGCGAGCGGGTACGCGCCTACGTCCGTGCTTGTCAGCACGTCGGCGGCGTAGTGACCCGGTGGCGCGCACGTCGTCGCCGGTCCGGACATCGCGGAACACCGTCCCTCGCTTCCGCCGTACCAGTGAGCCCTACGGGGCAAGCTGGACGTGCTGCGGCGGGACGAGGGACCTTTACGGGAGCCATGGCACGATGGCCAGCATCAAGGACGTTGAAGCGGGGGTCGCTCAGCAGGAAAACGCGATCCCGATCACCATCCACCAACTCGACGGCGAGCCGTACCGCGCGCTCGACGGCACGCCCGCCACGATATCCGTGGTCGGCGAGGAATCCAAGCGCGTGCGCGCGTACGAGGAACAGCGCAGAGAGCGCGTCCGGCGTGGGCTCAGCGCGTTCGGTGCCGAGGCCGAGCACGAGGCACGCGTCGACCGAGCGGTTGCCGGGGTCGTCGACTGGCACGGCTGGGACGACGGGGAGAACGCGATCGAATGCACGCCCGCGAACGTGCGGGCTCTGTTGGCGGCGCCCGCCGCGGATCACGTGCTCCGTCAGGTCGAGCGCGGGATGGGCGCGCACGGCGTTTTTTCCAGGGCCTCCTCCGGCGATTGATCGAATGGGCAGGACACCAGGCCAGGCTCGATCGTCCCGTAGGGGGCGACCCGGAAGCGGGGAGCGTGCGCTCGCACTTGGAGGCAGCGCTATCTCGGGGGAGCGAGGCTCAGCGCAGTCGGGCGGCTACGGAGCTCTCCGGCAAGACGCCGTTTCCGCACGAGCTTGCCTACCTGTACGGGTGGGCGAGGGAGCTGCATCGCGCCCGGCCCCGACACCGGGGCATGCCCGCCCCGATCACCTACACGGATATGGACGCATGGGCCCGGCTGACGGGCCGTTCACCGGAGCCCAACGAGGTGGACGCCCTGCTCTGGATCACGTCGGTGATGGCGTTTCCGCCGGACGCGTGACGTGACCGACATCGCCCGGCTCGGCCTGAAGATCGACGGCACGCAGATCGTCCAAGCGACGACGCATCTCGACCAGTTCAGCCAGGCCGCCCAGCGCGCCGAGGCGAGCACCGACTCGTACCAGCGGGCGTTCACCGATCGGCTGAGTTCGTCGGACATCACGCGCGCGGCAGAGGAGTACGATCGCACGTTCTCAAAGACCGCAGAGACGGTCGAGAAGGTCGGCACGGCCAGCCGTACCGCTGGCGCGGGAATTCACCGGCTCAACAACTCCATGGTGGTGCTTGCTCGTCAGGCGACGGGCACGCATCCGGTCGTCGGTCAGCTCGTCGACACCATCGGTACGTTCGGGATCGGCACCGCGAAGATGGTGCCGATCCTGGCCGGTATCGCAGCAATCGGGTTCGGCTGGCGACTGCTGACCAGAGACGCGCGCGCCGCGCGTGCTGAGCTCGAGCGTAATCTCGACGTGCTGAGGAACATCGCCAAGGAGCGTGGAATTGAGGCGCTCGGCGGCCCGACGGCGATCGCCCTTGAGGCAGGACGGGAGCGGTCACGTCAACTCGCGGCGACGCTGCAAGCTCGTCTTGCCGCCGGGCCTGACGTGTCCGGCGTGACTCCGGGACTGAGCGTAGACCAGCTTCGCACCCAACTCCGCGAGCAGAACGCCCTCAATGCGGAGGCGGCCGCCGAGCTCGAAGAGATCCAACGCGATGTGCGGGCGCGTGAGCGTCGAGAGAGCCTCCGCTACCGGCAGGAGTCAGCGGCTGCCGCCAGGGCGCACCAGGACAAGCTCAGGCGGGAGGCCGAAGAACACAACCGGATCATGGTCGAGCTGAAGCTCCAGCAGCTGCAGGTGGAAGGCGAGGTGATCGCAGGCGCGACGCGGGAGCGTCTGCTGCAGGAGGAAGCCTTCCACAACAAGATCGTCGAGGGCGTCGAGCGCACGCTGGACACGATCGACCGTGATCGGGACAAGCGTCGCCGCCGCGAGGCCGACGAGGCTCGCGAGCTCGAACGCGCCCAGGAGCGGGCGCTCGCCAGCCTCGTCCAGAATCTGCAGAACGTCGGCAGAGCTTACGGCGGCGTGACCGATCAGGTCCTAGCGCTCGTCGCCGCGGCGATCTCGCTGGAGCGGGTGCCGATGGAGACGGGCCGCGACCGTGCGATCGGGTTCGGGTCGGCGGCCTTGGCGGGCATCGGCTACGGGGCGTCGACCGGGGATCCGGCGCTCGGCGCACTCGGTGGGGCTGCGTCCGGGTTCGCGATCGCGGGTCCGGCCGGTGCGATCGTCGGTGGCGTCGCGGGCATCGTGTCCGGGCTCGCCTCGTCGGGCAGGCAGGCCCGCGAAGCGCAGCGCGTGTGGGAGCGCGCGTTCGACGACTTCGAGGACATGTTCACCGAGTTCACGGCCTTGCAACGGGCGCAACGCGAGATCGAGGAGGGCTTCCGGGCGCTCAGCGGCGGGGTTGCGTTCGACGAGACGGCTGAGCGCATCGCTCGGCTGCAGTCGATTGCCGACGCTGCGGGCCAGTTCGGTGACACGGGGCTCCAGCAGAGACTCGAGCGTCAGATCGCGCAGCTCGAAGAGCTCTCTCGCGCCTACGCGACCAACACCGACCGGGCCGAGGAGCTCGCGAGGGCCGAGGAGGAGCGCTTCAAGGAGGAGCTCGACGTCCGCTTCCTGCGCGCTCAAGGCCTCGACCAACAAGCCGACGCGCTCGCGCTCCAGAACCAGCAACAACGCGAATACCAGCGCGCCGCCGAACAGGGGTGGGACAAGGCCACGCTCGGGTTCCTCGCGGAAGTGCAGGCCGCCGAGGCCGCGCTTCTGGCGGCTGAACGCGCGCGTGAGGAATGGGACCGCGTGTTGGGCGTCTTCAACGCGCCGGCCGGGTTCGATATCAGCCGCTACTCGGAGTTCTACGGCCGTGGGCCGTCCGAGCCGCCCGCGATCATCGACGACTCGGATTTTCGCATTGAGAACGTGGAGATCAACGTGTTCGCCTCGGATCCCGAGGCCGCGGCCGACGCCGTCGAGCGTCGTCTCCGTGGCCGTGACACCCGTTCGGGTGCCAGGCGATGAGCGCGCTGACCGTCGAGGGGGTCGCGGTCGGCGTGACGACGCGCACGACGATCGGCGACTCAGCCGTCGGGGTGCGACGTCGTGCGAAGAGCGGCGTGATGCGCTCCCACAAGCTCGGCGACGTGCGGACCGGCCAGATCCACACCGATTTCATGTCGGGCACGGACGCGACGATCCTACGGGCCATCCTCGCGAGCCCCGGCCCGGTGCTACACGGTGGCACGCTCCTCGGTGCCGACGCCTACTTCCACGTCTCAGGCGTGCAGCAACAGCCGCTCGGCGCCGACCTGTGGCTGCTATCCTGGCGGATCGAGGAGACGGGGTTCACGCCGAGCCCGCTGCTGTTCAGCTTCGACGCCGTCGCGCCGGGTGCTGCGTTCACGTTCACGCGCGCAGGCGTGGCCCCCTTGCTGGACGTGGACGGTTCCTACCAGGAGGCCGCGACGAACGTCGCCCGGTACTCGTACCTCACCGAGGAGGTGGCTTTCGCGGGCGGTGGCGTCTTCTCGGGAGTGCCGACCGAGCACGGCCGGGTGCTGCTGCTGGAGCCAGCGGGCACAAACGTATGGCTTCGCTCGGATGAGTTCGACGCCGCAGCGTGGACGAAGGCGCAGGCGACCATAGACGCGGACGACGCGGCCGCACCGGATGGCACCACCACGGCCGACAAGCTGGTCGAGTCAACCGATGCCGGTGTCCACACGGTCGAGCAGGCGCTCGGCGGATCGCCCACCGACGACGAGTACTCGGTCATCAGCGTCCACGCGAAGGCGGATGAGCGCGAGCGGATCTGGATGTCGCTGACCGGCAAGGACGGATCGACGGTCGCCACGGCGCGATACGATCTCGTGGCCGGTGGCATCGCTGCGGTCTCGTCCGGCGGCAGCCTCACGACGCTTGCGGCGATCAGGGATGCGGGTGACGGATGGTATCGCTGCATCCTGGCGGGTGACGTGCTGACCGGTGGGTCCACGCCATCCGGCTTGATCGGCCTGGTGGACGATTCCAACCAAACGTCCTACACCGGCGACGGCACGTCGGGCGTCCACCTGTGGCGCGGCCACGCCGAAGTCGACAGGCGGGCGCCGTCCTACGCGGTGCAGACGGTCGGGGCCACCGCCGCGGGTGTCGCCGAGAAGATGACCGCGCCTCCCGGCTTCACGATGGAGGACATCCGGGCAGCGGGCGGCGCGACGTTCTACCAGGAGTGGATCGAGCGGGGGACGGCGTACGTCGTGGGCTCGTCCACCCGCTACTGGCAGGTGAGCGACGACGTACAGGTTGCCCTGTTCTCAAACAGCCTCGGTGACGGCACGCTCGACGGGGCATTGTTCGAGGCCGGTGGCGTCAGTGCGGTTAGCTCCCCCTCCGCTGTCATCCCGCTCGGGTCGCCCGCCGAAGCCCGGCTGGTGCTCTATCTCGATGACGACGACGACTGGAAGGTGCAACTCGGCGTGTCGGTCAACGGCGCGGCCGAGGTGCTCGGCTCGGTCGCCACGTTCGGCGCGACGCTGCCCGACTTCGATGCCGACCTGCTGACGTTCGGTGCGGACCACAATCAGAACGTGCACGCGCCGGTCGGGCTCCGGACGATCAAGGGCATCGGCGGCGTAAGGACGATGGCCGAGATGCAGAAGATCGCGGCGGCCCGGCTCTATCAGAGGGTCACATGAGGGCGGCGACAGCGGCCGAGCTAGCCGTCCTCGCGAGCAAGGATCGGGCCGACCACACACGGGTGAAGATCGAGAACGCCGACGGTGTGATGGTCGAGGTCACGAACCTAGCCGGTCACGACTGGGTCGACGACGTGACTATCGACGTGCGCGTAGAGCCCCTGATCTCCACGGCGACCATCACCCTGTTCCGCACGATCGGCCTACTCTCGCTGGCGCCCCTGATCGAGTCGTCCGGCCTCAACGTCGACTCGACGGGCTCCTACGCGCCGCTGGTCTACCCGAATCGCATGGCGACGGTCGAGACGGCGTCGATGCTTCAGGGTGAGGTGCCCGCATCCGGTGATTGGGTGCTCGTATGGGAGGGGCTCGGCAAGGTTGTCGAATGGGGTGGCTCGGACAACAAGGTGACGTTTCAGGCGCTCGACCCGATGACGCGGCTCGCGCGCACGTTCATCCGCACCCCCGCAGACTACGGCTCGGACGCGCTCGACGAGTTCATGGAGGACGTGATCCAGGAGCTCCTCGACGACGTGTTCGGCGCGTCGGAGATCGAGCTCGCGTTCACGGCCACGAGTTTCGCCATGCTCGAGCGACCGATCGGCAACGTGACGGTGCTCGAAGCGCTGCAAGCGATCACCGACCTGAACGCCTGGAACCTGCATTGGCGCTGGAACGAGAGCGCGGGCGCGTTCCGGCTGACGCTGTGGGAGCCCGACCGCTCGAACACGACCGCCGTTCACACGCTCGGCCCGGATGACTACTACGAGATCCCGCGCATCTCGCTCGACGACGAGGGCGTGCGCAACGACGGTGAGGTCGTCTACACGGACACGTCCGGCGACGTGCAGACCGAGACCGACACGCGGGCAGCGTCGATCGCGCTATATGAGACCCGCTTCATCCGGGTGGACGCGCGCGACTCGTCGGTCAGCACGGACACGAAGGCGGCGGCGCTACTCGAAGCGATCTTGGACGACACCGAGTCGCCCCTACTGCCCCAGGAGATCGACGCCGCGTACTTCTGGCCGATCGAGCTCGGTGACCTCCTCGCGCTGAGCCCCGGCGAGCACTACGACACCGAACAGAAGTTCGGCGTGTTCGGCTACCGCCACGTCCTGCGGGCCGACGACTGCCGGACCTACATCATCGGGTCCGGCAAGCCGTCTGGCGGCTTCGAGCGCTGGCACCAACAAGAGGCCGACGCGCCCGACCGGGTCCCGGAGATCCTGAGCGCCTACCTCGACACGGTGCGCTACCCCGACGAAGCCGACACGGGTGGCGGGTGGACGTTCGCGCTCGAGGGTGTGTACGTCGAGCTGAACTACGTGCTGTCCGAGTCGGTCCAGGAGATCGTCGTTGTCTTCGAGCGTGACCAAGGCGCTGGCCTCGTCACCGACACCTACACCCACGCGGTCAGCGGCAGCGGGCGGATCCGTCTCACACCGATAGCGCGCGACACTTACACCGATGTCTCGTTCACGATCACGCCGCGCACCCAGGTAGGTGGGGGCACCAAGGGCAAGCCGGTCACGTTCGAGTTCGGGGGCATCAAGGACCGCTCTACCGGCCTGATACTGAAGCAGGGCGCGAACGAGTTCGGCGGTTCGCACCTGAAGGTCGGCAGCGGGATCACCCTCACGCTCGATGCCGACGGCTTCCCCCAGATCAGCGCAGCGGGTGGCGAGGGCGTCGTGGCGCTCGAAGACGTCGGCGACGTCGGGCCTTACGCGTCGCTGGCGGCGGGTGACGGTCTGGTGTGGAGCGGAAGCGATTGGGTGAATAGCGCTCGTCGCATCTTCGACGTGACCATGCCCCCGTTCAACGCTGACAATAGTGGGGCCACGGACCCCTTGGCTGCCATCCATGACGCAATCGCCGCCGCGACGGTGGGTAGCACTGTGCGGCTTCCTGCGGGCACGTACGCGACCAGCGACGTCATCGTGATCGACAAGGCAATACGATTCGAGGGAGGGGGCACGAGCACCGACAGCGTGAGTGGGACAGCTATCGTCCCGTCGGTATCGGTCAGCCCAGTTATCAAGGTTGTACAGGACGACGCGCAGATCCGTGGGGTCTACGTGCGCGGCTTCCAGGCCGCCGACGTCGCAATCCACCTGAGCGACGAGGTCGAAGGGATCTCGCACATCATCGTCGAGGACGTCGTCACGACCGTATGCACGACCGCGCTCCTGATCGACGTGGTGATCCTGTCGGAGATCCGCAATTCCTCGTTCGTCAGCGGCAACGTGGACATCCAGGGACTCGCGACCAGCCTCACGTTCACGTCCTGCTTCGTGAAGGGTTACCAGGGTACCGCCAAGGGCGCATATCATGTCGACGGCACATCGGGCTACATCAACTTCATCGGCTGCGGTGCGGACGAGAATGAGGGTTACGGCTACTGGGTCGGGGACGGTAGCAACGCGGTCTCGATCAAGGGCTGCGGGGCCGAAGCGAACGCGCTCGGCTTTGCACGAATCCTAGGCGACAACGTCGGCATCTACAATTGCCACGGGTTCAGCAACGGCGCTGACCTCAACGGTTCGACACATTTCGCGAGCGGCGTAACGGCGGTCGGTGCGAAGTGGTTGTCGGTCGTCGGGTTCCAAGACTTCACCCCGAGTGGTGGCGCCAACCGGCTCGCGAACCATCACCTGAATGCTTCGACCTCCGACTCCTACGTCCGCGGCGGCCTCGCGGACCTCGGTGTCAGGGACCAGGGCACGCGCAATACGGTGTTCGGTCTGCCGCTCGAAGGCAGCGAGGCGCGCGGCAACGCGTTCAACTACGCGGGCAACATGTTCGCGGCCAACGTCATCACGACCGACGTTGCGACGCTCGCGGACGATGCGACGCCCTCCGTCCTGAACGGCACGAAGTTCGTCACCGGCGGCACCACCGGGATAACCGATTTCGATGATGGCGTGGTAGGCCAGACGATCGAAGTTCTTTCGGCGCATGCGGTCACGGTCACGCATGGCGCCTCGGCGATCGTGCTCAAGGGCGGGGCCGACTTCGGGATGGCCGTCGGTGATGCGCTCACACTCACGATGTTCGTGACCGGCGTGTGGCAGGAGGTGGCCCGCAAAGTCGCAGCCCCCAAGGAAGCCAACGGGACGGCCACGCTCATCAACGGCACCACGACCGTGGTCGTCACGCACGGACTTGGGGCAGCCCCGGATATCAAGGACATCAACGTCACACCGAGCGAAGCGTGGGGCGCGTTCACCCAGTTCTGGAAGCACAGCCCCACGGCTACCGAGTTCGTGATCGAGGTCGACCAAGATCCCGGCCAAGACGTGGACTTCTCGTGGTCCGCTTCCGTGCAGGTCGAGACGCCGCAACCCCTGAACCTGTGGATCTCCAAAGCCGAGATCGACACCCGCCCAATGAGCGGAGCCGACTGGACGGACATGCTCGCGACGGCGGACGCGACGTGGCCCGCCGCCGAGATGGACGACCAGGACGCGACCGCGAATCTCTACGTGATGGCGGGCGCGCTCGTGTATCTCCGGACTGGCACGGTGTCATACAGGACGAAGGTGGAGAGCTACATCGAGGACCTGATCGCCGAGGGGTATCCGAAGGTCAACGGCCAGGCACTCGGCTACGCGCGCAACCTCGGAAGCTTCGTCCTCGCCGCGGATATGTGCAACATCCGGCTCAACAACCCGACGCTGCACGCGGACTTCTCAGCCTTCGCGGAAGGCGCGCTCACGGAGTCCTACGTCGGCGGCGGGATGACCAGCGTCAGGGACGGAGCGTACGCCAGGCCCAACAACATCGGGAATTACTGCCGCTGGACCTGCCTCATCACCTACGCCTACATCGGCGACCAGACGGAGCTCGACGGCATCGTGGAGGAGGTCGCGTTCTGGTTGGGTGACAGAACCCGCGGTGGCGCTTCCGCGCTATGGGGACCGACCGCCTCGCCGGATCTGTCGTGGCACGAGGATCCGACCGACTCGGGCACGCTGCGCGGGATCGTGAGTCAAGGCGTCACGCGCTTCGGGCACGATTTCAGCGGCATCCAGCCCGAGGAGATGCGGCGCGACGACTCGTTCTGGTCCGGCACGTTCCCCTCGGGCGCCACGGTGTCCGGCGCGAACCTCGGAGCGACCGCGCCCACAACTTCGATCGTCGGTGAGAAGCTGTTCTTTACGGACGACGGCAACGTCTCCCGCGTCGTCGACACGCACAACGTCGGCACCGGCGACGTCACGTGGAGCCCCGACCTGAGCTCTGCCCCGGCCGAGGACGACCAGTGGAGCGTGTACCCCGGCGAGACGGGGCTCCGCTACGTGGAGGAAGCGGCCGGCATCGCGCTCGGCACGGTCGAGATCATCCGGCGGCTCGGGTACGGGGACGCGCACACGTGGTCTGACTCGGCGCTGCTGCGTGCGTGCACCCGCCTGAAGTACTTTGCCGATAACCACTCAGACAACAACTGGGTGTATTTCGAGACCAGCCACGAGGGCGCCCGCCCGCTCGTCAATTACTTGTACGGCGTCGGCTACCCCGAGACACGAGTCAGGACCCAGATCAACGGGGGTATCAAGGGCTTCTCGTTCACCTATTACACCCACCTGGGGAGGTCCGTCCCGTGATGTCAGCCAGCGGTGTCCGGCGCAGGCCACGGGTTTTTTACCACCACGTCGACCGTCGTGCCGGTCACGTCCCCGATGCAGACCAGCGTCGAGTCGGTCATCGTCGAGTCGGCGCAGAGCGCGGCGAACTCAGGATCCTCGGGGCCGACGATGGAACGACCGTCGACCATGCAGCCGCCGACCGCCAAGGCCGCCAGCAAGGGGAGCCACTTCATATGTACCTCTCGGGTTGGGTGCCACATCTATACGATACTGCCGCGCCCATTCTTCACGCGAGGACTTCGTGATGTGTAAGACGACCGAAGCGCTCGAGCGGAGCCCCGTGGCTCAACGTCAGATGGTCGAGATCGTGTTCACGTGCAAGCAGCTCGTCGAGTTCTGGCATCTCCTCTATCCACGGAAGCCCCATGGGACTCAGAACCGTGCCTGACGAGGCTCCGCGTTCGCACGTGGACGAGATGATCACCGAGATCCGCAACGGGTTCCGCGACTTTGACCGGATGCTCCGCGGCAACAACGGTGACGCCGGGGTCCTCGAGAAGATTCGGCGCCACGAGGATCGACTCGACGCGCTCCGGGCCGAGATCGACGAACTGCGAGCGCACCCGCACCAGATCTATCTGTCGGAGGAAGTACGCGAGAAAACCAAGGCGGCGAGGTGGCGCGCGAAGGGTGAAATCGCGACCGTCGTCGGTGTCGTACTGTCGCTCATTCTGAGCGCCCTCAACCTGTTGGGAGTCATGCCATGAGCTACGAAGGAATGAAGGCGTCGATCGCCCGTCACAAGAACGCGAAGGCCACGTGCGACACGGTCGCTTTCAAGGACCCGCGTACGGTGCGCGAGATCCACGCGGCGCTCGGCCGCGCGATCCGCCAGGAGGACGAGGGCCTGATCGGGCCGGCGAAGCTCGTCATCCGGTCAGGACGCAAAGAGGATGGCGCGCCCGAGTCGTGGGCCGAAGTGCCCGGTGTGGGTGCGTTCAACGCGTCGACCAACTGCCCGCCGTTCCCGCCTGAGGACTGCGAGTAGTGATGGACTTCCTGGCCGACCGCAACGTGCTGTACGCCGCAACGACGGCGTCCATCGTGATGTCCGTGATCCCGCTGCTTGTGCTCGTCGTGCTCCGACCCGACGCGAGGGCAGTATTCTGGATCGTGGCGATCGCTTTCCTGTCGTCGGTCGTCGTTGGCGACGTGGTACAGCGCATCGACCGTGAGGCGGGCCTGAGCGACGGCGCGTGGCTCAACACCTACGTGTGGCCGCCGGTCATGTTCGCGCTTCTCACGCGCGCGTTGCTGCCGACGATCCTGTGGTGGCTCGCGCTTGGGGTCATCGCGTTTGCCGCGTGGCTCGCTTTCCAGGGCCCGCTCGATCATCCCGAGTGGACGGTGACGGTCGTCGGCTCCCTGATCGTGCTCAGCTTCTACCTGTTCGCTGGGCCTGATGACCTCAGCGCGACGCTCATCACGTTCTGCTTGCTCGCCTCGCTCTGCTACGTGCTCTACGCGCTCACGTTCCGGAACTATCCGATCGCGACGGGCTGGTGGTATGGCTATCAGACGGCACGGCTCGCAGCCTTCGCCCTGTTCGCTCGTGCCGCATGGAGGGCGGATGCGTGAGATCCAGGTGTACGGTGCCTCGTTGCTAGCCCTCGGGATCTCGACGTCGGTGGGCGCGATCCAGACGCTGCTCACGCCCGACGAGACGTGGATCCCACTCGGGGTACTCGTCGGTATGCTCGGGCTGGCGATCGTCGTGACGGTCAAGGTGATGCGGCTACTGGCGCGGTTCGACGCCTTGTCGGAGGACGTCGTGGAGGTCGTGCAGCGACAGCGGCGGATCATGAACGAGCTCCACCTGAAGTTCAAGGAGGACTAGGTGAACACGACCCCAGTGGTGGTCGACATCCGGGCCGACGACGACGACGTCCACCCCCAGGCGGTCATCCGTGAGGAGACGGCGATCGAGGACGCGAACACCAAGCGGCTGCGCTTCCTCGGCGGTCTGGTGGGCATCATCCTCGCGTCGGCCGTGTGCGGGGTGGCGCTCTGGCGAGACAACACGCTGCTTGTCGCCGGCGCGTTCCTCGGCGTGCTCGTCGCGGGCAACGTGATCCCGTACTCGGTGGTGCGCGACATCATCGTGTTCCGATTCCGGGGCGGCGGTAGCTGATGCCCTCGCCGAACCGCTCCGGGCGCGATGGCTGGCCGGTCCGCATGGTCGTGATCCACGGCGACGCGGGCAGGACCGACGCGGGCACGATCTCGTGGATCGAGTCGCCCGACTCGGGGGTCTCGTACCACTACCTCGTCGGCCGGGACGGGCAGGTTCACCAGTTCGTCGACGAGAACGAAAAGGCGTGGCACGCGGGCGTGTCCGAGTGGGCCGACTGCACGGTCGGCATATCGGTCAACCCCACGTCGATCGGCGTCGCGTTCGCCAACGACGGCACGGGCGACGAGCCGTACACGTCGGCTCAGTACGCGCAGGGCGCGAAGCTCGTCGGTGGGATCATCCGCCGGCATCGCATCCCGATCGACGCGGTCCGCGGCCATCACGAGGTGAGTCCTGGGCGCAAGACCGACCCCTGGGAATTCTTCGATTGGCAGCGGTTCATCGCGGACGTGGCGCTGCACTCGCACGGGAGCGCCGGATGACCCGTGCAGGGTATCTTTCTACGGGAGGCACGATGAGACGACACATGCTGTGGGCGCTCGCCCTGGTGATGCTGGCGGCGCCAGTAGAGGCCCAGGTGACGGTAGACTCCGTGCGTGCCGAGGCGGTGCGCTCGCGGGCGTTCATCCGGGCAGCGGAGACGCAGCTCTCAAAGGTGCTCGCCCTGCTCGACAGCCTGACGGTCGGGCCGGTCAGCGATCCCGAGGACCCCGCGCCGGATCCCATACCAGACCCGGATCCAGAGCCGACACCTGATCCGCCCCCGTCCGCGCTGCACCCGAACGAGCCCACGGGACTGACGGTCATCTACGACAACCCCGGCACGTGCCTGCTCAACCCGTCGACCGCAGTATGGAACACGAACGGCTACAACGGCGTCTCGCGCATCGTGGCCGATCCGGGCAATCCCACCGGCTCAGGTCAGGCAATCGAGGTCCAGCACCCGTCAGGACGTGGTGGTGGCGCCGCGAAGCTCGAACGCTGGTCGGACCTCGGCTCGACCCACTGCGGTCAGGGCTACGCGGGTGGTGGACTCCGCGAGATGTACGTCTCGCATCGCAGGTTCTTCCCGGCGGGCCAGCCGGCATGCGACACGGGGATCTCCAACGGCTTCAAGTTCTTTTACTTCGGGATGCACCGGGACGCGAAGATTGGGTCCGGCGCGAACGAGATCTACATGACCGGCTGCGTCAACGAGGGGCTCGTCAAGCAGCTCGGCGGTGGTGGCACCACCAATGACTATTTCTTCGACCTCCGCTACCCACCGTCGTCGGGTGAGACGTGGCACCTGGAGATGTACCTGACTGCGGAGAGCGCGAACGGTCGGGGTGACGGCGAGGCACGGGTCTACGTGGACGGTTCACTCGTGCGGCACCTGACAGGCGTCGCGTGGAGCGACCCGACCCGGCCGGGCGTGCTGTTCGACGGAATGGAGATGTATCACACGCAGTACCCGCTTCCGGCCGGTGCCCACCACTGGCTCGAGCGCGAGTGGTACGTGAGCGGCCGATGATGGACGCAGGATTCTGGTGGGGCGTCGGCGTCGGGATGGCCGCGGAGTTCGCGGGCCTCCTGCTACTCGGCCGGGTGCTGCACGCGGGCCGCCTATCGTCGGTCACCGTTCACGAGCACGGACGGACGACCCGGCACACCGCTCGCCGTAGGCCCGAGCGCACGGCCGACGGCGTGCGCCGCAGCGGTGAGAACTCTATCGTGAGCACCGGCGAGAACGTCCACGCCGTGATCCGGAGGGAGATATGAGCACCGAAATGTTACACGTGAACAAAGGCATGGTCGGTGAGCGGTTCACGTTCGAGAAGCACCCAGAGACCCTACCGGTCTGCTTCGATGACCACGTCGGGCTTGAGGTCACGTTCCGGGATCAGATGTTCGCGCGTGTCTTCTTCGCGGATTGCACGACCAAGCTCAACGGACAGGGACACGGTGGAATAGCTGCCGTCGAAGTGGTCGCGTGGCCGGCAGACCGGCCCGCCAATCACGTCGGTGGGTAACGCCGCGCGCGCCATGATCGTCCACCACGAGGCCCGCGTCATCTACCTGAGCCACCCACGCACCGCGTCGGTCGCGACAGAGAAGGCGCTACGTTCGATCGGCTTCCACTGGGCCGGCAAGGTCAGTCGCCACGCGCGGCTCGTCGACTCGGACTGGTGGCGCGCACTCCCACCGACCGAGCGGGCGACGTACGAGGTCCTGACGACGGTACGGAATCCCTACGATGCGCTCGCGTCGTGGTGGCATCACCGCGACCTGGGCCACCCGAGGCTGTCCGTCGATTGGGTCCACGCGTTCCTGACGCACGACCCGAAGTATGTGCTGCATGGTCGCCTATGGGCGTTGCACGGGGACGACGCGACGACGGTCCTGCGCTTCGAGTCGATCGCCGATGACCTCGGATGTGCATTGGCGGCGGCGGGCCTCGACATGCCCGACTTCCCGCCGCTCAACCAGACGCAGCGTCGGGGGGTCCGGCCTTACCAGGACTTCTACGACGACGAGACACGCGAGTACGTCGCTTTCCGTCTCGCCGATGACTTGTCCCAGTACGGCTACGAGTGGGAGGGTAACGCCGCCCTGACGGCGTGAGCAGTTCATCATCACTACGGAGGTAGTACCATGTTGATCCGCAGCAGAGAGACTCGTCAGGGTTTCCTCACGCGCTGGTTCCGCTCGCGCGGAGGGCTCTGGTTCCCCGGCCTCGACCTGTTCGTGCCGAAGCACAACAACGTGCTCGCGGTGCTCGGTCGAGCCGAGGGCAAGCACCTGATCCCGGCCTCGAACATCGTCACCGACGCGGGCGACCTGCACTACGCCCAGCGCGCCGTTTCCGAGGCGCTGACCAACGCTTTCGGCGTTCACCTCGTGGCGACCGCGGGGACCCCAGGCAAGACGGCCACACTGGCCACCTTCACCGAAGTCGCGGCGTCCGAGAAGGCAACGGCAGGTGGCTATCCGGTCAGGAACGACACCGATGGTGACAACACGGGTGCGGGCGTCGACATCGTGACGCACCTGGTCAGCTACCTGACCACCGATTTCAACGCCACCGGCATCACTCACGGACTCGTCACCAACGCGACGCCGGGCACCACCGAGCCGCTGCTGACCGGCTACGCGTTCGCCGCGTCGTTCGACAAGACGGCCTCGGATACGCTCAAGGTGTTCGTGAACCACGAAATGAGTGGCCAGTAGTAGGGCGAGCGAGGTAGCGTAATGACCCCGGCCGTCCTGGACGGACCCGGTGGCAAACGCACCATCGCCGGTAAGGCGATCGGTGGGGGTGGGGGGGGTGGTGCGCTGCACCCGAACGAGCCGAGCGGCATGACGCCGCTCTATAACAACCCGGGCACGTTCGACGAGCTCTACGGAACGACCGCCGATGACACTGACGGGTGGTTCGAGCAAGCGGAATATGCCGCTGCGGCGTCACTGGTATCAGACCCCGGAAACCCAACGGGCTCGGGGTCATCCACCAGGCTCAGCCACCAGAACGGTGACGGTGGCGGTGGCGCGAAGCTGCGTAGGTGGAGCGACCTGGGGTCTACCCTAGGCGGTCAGGGATACGCGGGAGGCCCGCTCGACGTGCTCTACGTGTCCCACCGATACTACATCCCTCCTGGTGAGCCGAACGGGTGCGCCCAAGACTCGCACCCGTTCAAAGCGAATTACTACGGCGTGGAGGGCTCGGGTTTTCCGACTAACGCGGGTTTCAACAAAGTCTATTTCGTGCCCTGCACTGGCGAGTGGTCCGTGCAAATGCCGAACGCGCCGGGCACGCAATTTGGCTTCGTGACGATGGGGTATAGCGGAGTAGGTCCGGGGGAAGAATGGCATCTGGAGATAATGCTCGTTGCGGAGAGCGACACCGATGCCGCTGACGGTGAGATTCACATCTTCGTCAATGGCGACTTGGTCCCTGAAGGTGTAATCACGGGTATCGAGTTCAGTGAGGATGGCCAAAGCGGCTTCCGGTTCGACGGCATGAACATGTACCACGACCAAGGCCAGAACCCGACTGACGGGCACGTGTGGTGGCAACGCGAACTCTACATCAGCGGGAAATAAGATGGCCTTCACGACTGCCGAAGTGCTCATCAACGCCATCAAGAGTTTCGGTAACGCCGTGAATCAGGGTGACGGGACGACGTTCACCGAGCCGACGGGCACCAACCGCTACACGGTCTTCGCCGTTCACTTCGGCTTTCATTCGAGCGCCTCGCCGCCATCTCGGACGAACACACCAATACCCGCGTCCTTCACGGTCGGCGGCCAGACGGTCAACGCGCTGCGGGAGTCGGGCAACGCCGCGAGCGAGGGCCAAAACGACACCTATGTGGGGATCTTCGCAGCCAACGAAGCCATCATAGCGGCGATGACGTTCACGGCGGGCGAGGCGAACTGGTCTATCCAGTTCTTCGCAGCCGACGGGACGACCCCGCTTTCTAACGATTTACGCTCCCGCATCGTGGCGATCAACTACGACGACTTCGACCAGACGGCGGGCGTCGTGGCCTCGGGCGTTTCCACCGATACCGACGTTGCCCAGGATATCACGCTCCCGACGGAACCCAATGACATCGTGATCGCGGCCGGCTCTACGCGCGCCACCTCGACGATCTCCACTGCGGACACGTCCCGTAGTGCGGGGGCGCAAGGTACGGGCGCTCAGGATGTCGAGGGGTTGGTGTCCGAAAAGGTCGCCACGACCACCTCCACGGTCATCACACAGACGTTCGGCTCGGGTGTGATCTCGGCCATGGTCGCGCTCGCGCTCCGGCCCGCAGCCGCTGGTGGCGGTGCCGGTTCCGTGACCCGCAAGATCGTGGCCGTCGTGGGGGCGCCGTGACCGAGTGGGAGGTTCTCCTAGCCGACGGGACGACGCGCGACTCGTCAGAGCACACGTGGGACGATGTGCCTGACGGCGTGCTCGTCGTCTGGTACTGGGGGCCGCGAGGCAGGGGTGTGAATTGGGGCGATGGGCTGTACGGGCACCCGGAGACGCTCAGGCACGCGGGCTACGTGGGTGACGAGGCGTGGGCCGAGATCGAAGCCACACTCGGCACGCTACGCCTGCCGCCGTCCGAGAGGTAGCCCGTGGCCGTCACGACCCTTCGCCCCTCCGCGGACGGGACGGTCACGGGCTGGTCCGTCACGGGCGGTGCGGGCTCGCACGCATCCGCGATCGTCGACGACCCCGACACCA